TCACATACGTGCTGCGTGATCTACAATGCTGCAAATAAAATGAGCACGAAAGCGAACACACCAAAAAATGAAGTTCAAAAAAACGCAACGGGCAAGGTAAAAGCCCCACGGCGGAAAAACCTGCGCACGCCTGAGCTGATCGACGAGATCATGCTACGCATTTCAGACGGAGAGCCTTTGCGTCAAATCTGCCGCGATGAGCACATGCCGCACTGGACGAACTTCTACGAGTGGCTGGATGGTGACGAAGATCTGAGGCTACGCTTCGGGCGCGCGCGCGAGAAGGGCGAGGAAGCAATGGCAGCCGAGTGTCTGGAGATTGCTGACAACTCATCGCAGGACATGATCGAAACGGAGTACGGACCGCGCTTGAACACTGAGCACGTTCAACGCTCCAAGTTGCGGATCGAAACGCGCCTGAAGCTCTTGGCGAAGTGGAACCCGAAGAAGTGGGGAGAGAAGGTCGATCTCAATCACGGCGGGCAGGCAGACAACCCGATCAAGACGCTTGTTGAGAACCTTGCCGGGAATGTGGTGGGCGTGAAGAAGGCCGATTGATGCAGCCCGATCCGATTGCCGTGCTAAAAGCTAAACTGGACGATCCGATCTGGCGGCTCACATCCGGCAAGCTCTACAAGATCATCACCAAGGGCAACGACGACGACGACGGCCTGATTGTGGACTTCGTTCCCAACGAGGCGCAGCTCTACCTGATCGACAACCTGCATTACCGGAACATCATCCTCAAAGCGCGGCAGCTCGGATTCTCTACGCTGATATGCGTGCTGTGGCTGGATACCGCGCTTTTCTCGAAAGACCCTATCAATTGCGGCATCATCGCCCAGGACAGGGAAGCCGCAGAGGGATTGTTCGGCAAGATCCGGTTTGCGTACAAGCAACTGCCTGCAGAGATACAGACCATGTTCCCGCTTTCGACGGAGAGCAAGAGCGAGATGGTGTTCGGGCACAACGGCAGCCGCATCAAGGTGGCCACGTCAATGCGATCGGGCACGATTCACAGGCTGCACATCTCCGAGTTCGGCAAGATCTGCGCACGCTTCCCGCAAAAGGCAGAGGAAGTCATGACCGGCTCGATACCGGCTGTGCCAAACTCCGGCATCCTGGTCATTGAATCTACGGCAGAGGGGCAAGAGGGCGAGTTCTACGAACTGACACAGCGCGCCAAGGCGCTTGCAGACCAAGGCCGGACGCTCACAAGCCGAGATTACCGATTCCATTTCTTCCCGTGGTGGAAAGCCCGTGAATACGCGATGAACCCGGATGGCGTGCTTTTCACGCGCAAGGACGAGGACTATTTCACAAATGTCGAGGCGGAAATCGGCCAGGAGATCACGCCAGAGCAACGAGCATGGTACGTCGCCACGCGAGAGGCGGACTTCCCGAACAACCCTGAACGGATGCGCCAGGAATACCCTTCCACGCCAGCCGAGGCATTCCAGAGATCGACAGAGGGTTGCTACTACACGCAAGAGATGGCCGCAGCCCGCAAGGGTGGGCGTATCACGCAAGTGCCATGGGAAAAGGCGCACCCGGTCAATACTTTTTGGGACATTGGCCTGAACGATGAAATGGCGATCTGGTTTCACCAGCGCATCGGAGCACAAGATCGCTTCATCAGGTACTACGAAAACTCCGCCGAGTCTTTCTCGCATTACGTCGCGGAGATGCAGAGGCACGGCTACATTTGGGGCCGGCACTACCTTCCGCACGATGGCGATACGAAGCGCCTGGGCATGGAGAAGAACTGGACGCCGAAGCAGATGCTTGAAGATCTCGGGTTGCGGAACATTGAGATCGTGCCGCGTATCGACCGCGTTCAGACAGGCATCCAGATGACGCGCGACGCATTCAGCTCGTGCTGGTTCGATGAAGAAGGCTGCAAAGATGGCCTGAAGCACCTTGATATGTACCGCAAGGAGTGGGATGCGGCTCGCGGCGTGTGGAAAGATACCCCAAGGCACGACAAGGCCAGCAACGGATCGGATGCCTTCCGGCAGTTCGGGCAGATGCGTGCGGACGTTCTGGCCAGCGCAGGCGCATCGACCAAGCGATCCAAGCCGCGTAGCTGGCGTACGGCATAATACGGCTACCGCTGGCCTTCGGCGGATTGATAGGAGAACGAAATGGATGAACTGCAACAGCAAATCGACGCCCAAGCGACTGCGCCACGCATCACGCCTGACGACATTGAGTCGAATATCAGCAGGGGACACGATGACAGACAGACCAGCAATTGACCTTACCCGGCACCACTTCATGCGCGAGCTTGGCGATATGGTCGTATTCGGGACGTGGGTTTACAACGACGAGCAAGAGGATACCGAGCCGGCGCTGGTACTGCTTCCGCGCTACAGGCCGCCATCCACGGTAACGCCTTGTGTGATTGCTCTGAGTGCAGCCTACAGGTACAATGATGCGAAATACTGCGTTCATGCAGCAAAAGGCATTGCAAAAGCATTAGGTTTCGAGGACAGCATGACGCGGACGCATCGGATCGCGGACATCCTGCACTCACACTTGCCGGATCTTGTGAGCATGCCGGTCGATCCGACTGAGGCCGTTGTGGTCGGTGAAGCAAAGGTGGATCTTGGCGATGGACGCAAGCAAAGCGTGAAGCTTTTGGATCATGAGGCGGTGAAGCAGCTTTAAGGTGGCAGAATGTTCGATCTAAATGACCCAGCCCTGACCAGGGTGGATAAAAACTCGACCCCGGTGGATCGGATTCCAGACCAAGGTGGGTCAATCGAACCGCCGCCGCCACAAAAGAGCGAGCTAGACGGCGAGCGCGGCCAAGAACTGCACAGCCGCCTGTTGTCATACTATCGGCAGGAACTGGATCGGCAGTCCGAAAACCGCTTTCAGATGGCGGTCGATGAGGACTACTACGACAACATACAGTGGTCAGAGGACGAGGCCAGGCAGCTTAAAGACCGTGGCCAAGCGCCGATTGTTTACAACGTCACGGCGCAAACAATCAACTGGGTGATAGGCTCCGAGAAGCGCGGGCGCATGGACTACAAGATCCTGCCGCGCGAGAAAGAGGACACCAAGCCAGCCGAGATTAAAACAAAGCTACTCAAATACCTGTCAGACGTGAATAGACTGCCGTTCAGCCGTTCTCGCGCCTTCGAGGATGCAATCAAGGTGGGCCTTGGCTGGCTGGAGGATGGCGCACAGGACGAGGACGACGGCGAGATTGTCTATTCGCGCTATGAGAGCTGGCGCAATATCCTGCACGACAGCGCATCGACAGAGCTGGACGGCTCCGACATGCGCTACATCTTCCGCACAAAATGGGTGGACGTTGACGTGGCCAAGGCGCTGTTTCCTGGCCGCGAGGCACAAATCGAGGATGCCGTTGTCGATGCCAGCCTGTACGGCTCATTCGATATGGTCGATGGCGACGTGCCCATGGACTACCAAGAGTTCGACCGCTCCAATTACAGCGTGGCCCGCACACTGGTTAGCCACAAGCGCCGCCGCGTCAGACTGATCGAGTGCGAGTACCGCGTGCCGGAGAAGGTTAAGCGGCTGCGTGGTGGTGCGCATAACGGTGAGATTCTGGACGAAACAGATCCACGGCACGCCGAGGCTATCACATCAGGCGCTTCGCGCGCGGTGAGCAAGGTCATGATGCGCGTCAGGCTGGCCCACATGACCGTCAAGGATCTTCTATGGGAAGGCCCAAGTCCGTACCGGCACAACCGTTTCCGCTTTACGCCGATATGGTGCTACCGACGTGGCCGGGACAATCTGCCATACGGCATGATCCGCCCAATTCGTGACATCCAGGACGACATCAACAAGCGCGCATCCAAGGCGCTGCACATCCTCAGCTCGAACAAGGTCATCATGGACGAGGGCGCACTGCCCGATGGAACCACGATTGACGAGTTCGCAGAGGAAATCGCTAGGCCCGACGCAATCATCGTCAAGCGACAGGGCAAAGAGCTGGTCATCAACGCAGAGCGCGATCTGGCTGCGCCGCACCTGGATCTGATGTCGCGAGGCATCAACATGATCCAGCAGGTAGGCGGCGTCACGGACGAGCTTCTAGGCCGCACCACGAACGCGGTATCAGGCATTGCCGTGCAGCGCCGGCAGGAACAAGGCAGCTTGGCCACGAACAAGCCCTTCGACAATCTGCGCCTTGCCGTGCAGATGCAGGGCGAGATCCAGCTATCGCTTCTGGAGCAGTACCTAACCAGCGAAAAGAGCTTCCGCATCACGAACGAGCGCGGCAGCCCCGACTTTGTGAATGTAAACAACGGACTGCCGGAGAACGACATTACACGCACCAAAGCCGACTTCATCATCAGTGAAGCCGACTGGCGCGCAACGATGCGTCAGGCCGCAGCCGAGCAGCTCATGGATATGATCGGGCGCATGCCGCCGCAGATCGGCATGATGCTTCTGGATCTGGCAGTCGAGGCCATGGATCTGCCGAACCGCGAGGAAATCGCCAAGCGCATACGCAGCCAAACCGGCATGCGCGACCCGGATCAGACCGAAATGACGCCGGAAGAACAGCAGCAGGCCCAGGCCGCAGCAGAGCAGGCCGAGGCGCAGAAAGCCATGTTCATGGCCGAGCTTGAGGGTAAGCAGGCTGAAACCGCGCTCAAACTGGCCAAGATTCAGCGCGAGCACGGCATGACGATCAAGGATCGCGTGGACGCCACAAGCGCAGCAATGACATCTGCGCAGTCCGTCATCACCATGCCGACAATCGCCAAGGTGGCGGACGGCATCCTGCAAGAAGCAGGCTGGCGCGACTTCAAGGCTTCGCCTGTCACGCAGGGACTGCCGCCCATGCCAGAGCAGCCAATGCCTGAAGAACCAATGCCGGAGGCACCAGCCCCGCAACCCGAGCAACCCATGGATCAGCCGCCCATGGAGCAGCCGCCACAGTAAGCGGCCAATCATCAACCAACTGGAGCGCAAATATGAGCGACAACAACGACATCATTGAC